ACCAGGATTAGCACAGGGAACAATAGGTAAAGTCATACCAGCAGCAGCAGCTTTTGGTATTGGTGGAATCGAATCTGTCATAGGTGCAGCAGCTACAACAATCATTGGTGGTTCTACTGCATCCTTTACAGGTTCAAATTCAATGGGTAACATTCAAGAGGATAGTCTATAATGGCCGTTCCACTTATGCGAAGTTATACGACAACAGGTGGAGCACTTAACGTATTTACACCATCAACCGATGATGTAACAGGTCTTACAATTCAGCAGTTGAACCGAAGTAATATTTTGCTCGATTGCGTAAATAATCCAGACCCTCCAGGAGCAGCAGCATATCAAACAAACGTCCTTGTAAACGGAATCCAATCTGGAGTTTCTAACTTCTCAGTTGCATCCTCAGCCGCAAGTTCTGGCCGTGTAGTATTTGGCCCAATCCCAGTTTCAGTTGGTGGTCAAAGTGGAGGAAAACAATTATCATTCTCATCAGGTCAAGTTGCCACAGGTGGCGGTATTGCAGCATATTCATTTTTAATGAAATATGCAAATCTTTTCTAAGGTGGCTTAAGTGCCTCAAATAATTCAAGGTTACCGAGTTACGGTAAAACCAAATGATACAACAGCAGAATCAACTTTTGTTGCTGATATTGTAGCAGCAGGTGCAGCAGCTACAACAATACACTATCCAACATTATATCGAGCAATAGCAATTTCGCTAGCAATTAAAAATCAAGATGCAGCGAACACATGTACATTTTCAGTAAATGGACAACCTGCAGTTACATTGAGTGCAGGTGCAGACCAAAACATAAACGGACAAAATATTGTAAGTGTGCAAGTTACACCAGGTGCAGCAGGAACAGTAGATTTACTTGCACAAGTAACCCCAATGTATCTTTCAACAGAACAACAAAGATTTAATCGAGAAAGAGGTTAATCATGGGATTTTCTGGTGGTGGTTCAAATACTTTAAAACCACATAAACATTCTAGTGCAGTCCAGGACGGTTCACCACTTAACATGGATAACGTTACCGAAGCGTCATTAACCGCAGGCGATATTGTGTACAGCGATGGAAGTGCATTACAGCGTTTAGCAATAGGTGCAGATACTACAGTCCTGGCTGTTTCTGGTTCAACACCTTCGTGGTCTGCAGCAACATCTAATCCATTAATTAAAGTTTCAAAAACCTATTCCGATATTGTCGGCACTGAAATGGACATCTATACCTTGCCTCAGGATGCTGCTTTAGTCAATGTTTACACGGATATTACTACCCCATTTACTCTTTCCACTGGTGTAACTGTTGGCGATGCAGGAGATGATAACGGCTTCTTACAAGCTATAGATTGGACTGGAGCAGGCCTAACTGATGCAACGAGGGGAGCGTACGTAACATCATTCAAAACTATGAGGTCTACGAGCGGAACAACAGCCATTAAGGCTTATAATTTCACGGTAACAAGTTCAGGCAGTGTATTCACTCAAAGTAATACTGATGATGCTTACCATATTGGGTCAGGTCAATTTAAAGAACTATGCCAACTATATCAAACAGGACAAACAATAGTTGGGCAGACAGTTTGTAAAGCCTCATTTTTTATGAAAATCGCAGTAGCGGGTTCAGGTGCACTGGGGACTATAACCGCCAATATTAGAAGGGCTGACGGTACCTTAGTACAGGCATCAAGTACGTTGTTAAATGCTTCAACTTTAACTGCATCCTATGTTGAGTACGTTTTTGATTTTGCATCTACAGTAATCGCTGCTGATGATATGATATGCGTCAATGGGGACGGTCTTACTGGTGGTTTTGAAGCTATAGTACAGTTTTGGCTAACGGATATTACTAACGGAGAGATGTACTGGCTAAACGTCACAGGGCCATATACGCAGCAGAATCCAGGTTCTATGAAAATGAATGTAACTTATGCGTGCACTACAAGTAAAGACACCGCAGGTGAAGTAGATTATTATTTACAGGTCGTTGATTAAATCACATTCTTTTTAGAACATTCTAAACAAATATCATTCAGACAACCTTTAGACAAATAGACTTTACAGAATCTACATTTTTCTCTAGCTATAAGTTCAGTTGTCAAAAAATAATCACCAGTTTTTGGTACTGCCTTTATTGCCATACGGTTTTTTAAATTTGAGATATAATTCCAATCGTAAACGATAAATTTCTTTTACTAACTTTTCTTGTTCCTTTAAAATCATAAAACGAGTTCTTAGCCTTTTCAAGATTCTAAACCCTCCTCAATTCCTATCTGTTCTATACAATATCTTACCGTATCGCTGTTAGTTGTAGAGCTTTTGAGGTTTTTACCCCCACCTAATTTATCAAAAATTCTGTCTAATAGTATCCAATGCTGCATTGGTATGGTTATGGTTCTGTTAGCCTTAGATACCTTTATCTTCGCTAGCCTTCTACGTTCACGTTCTGGTGGTGTTACATAGTCTGGATTAAAGCCCATACATGTAGAACACATGTTCTACTATAAAATAATATATATCTTATTTTGTTGACCACATATACCCATCAGTCCCCTTTTTATTCACCCCAAGCCAATACCATATCCCCTAGGAACAGCGAAATGCTGAGACTTTTTAGGATAATTCTAATAATCATTAGGTTAGTTAGGCGTTTTTGTCAACTAAAACCCACTAAAAACAACCAAAAACAACCAAAAACAACCAAATGACAACCAAAACCAACCAAATGACAACTAAAAACACGTAAATCTAAGTAATATCTTTAAAATCATGTGGAAATTGAAATATTATATGCATCACTTGTCTTGGTTGCGTGTATATCTGCTGGTATTTCCTGTATTTACATTGCTAGGTCTCGGTCAGTTATCAATAAACACTCTCGACAAAGGATTAAAGACTTTGAAAATGATATTGGCTACTTAGCACAAAGTAAGAAAGATAGTGATAAACAACATAGAGAAGATATACGAAGTTTACAACAGGCCCTTAATAGGTCTAAACGAGGAGAAACAGTAACCGATACAGACATGAAGAACTCTGGTCTCGGTGAGGTCATCATGCAGTTAATACCAAACAAGTACAGAAAGGCTGCATCGTTCCTGGTTCCACAGGTTGAAGAGGCAGTAAAGAAAGACCCTGCTATAGTTGAACGAATTTATGAAAAAATTAAATCTGCTAACACCAGCAATAAACAGGCCGAACCTGGAACTGAAGCTGAAGCAGTATCTAGCTTGTGACTTATGTGCTGATACTATTACAGGGAAACCTCATGGTATAGTGGGTACGGTAGATTCACAGTCTAGCTCAAACAAAATTGACCCTATCTATAACACAACTATTGATTGTCCAAAGTGTAAAGGTGAAAAATACATTTGGGTTTAGAATGAAAAATTATCTGATTTTTTCTTATATCTTCTAGTTATACATTTAGTCACACATTTTGCCCTTTTAGTACGTTTTTTTACAACTTTAGACACTCTACGAACTGCTTTTCGTACTTTACGTTTTCTCGTAGATTTGCCCTCTCTAAGTCGTTTCATTTTACGACCCCATGCTTTTGCTTCTTTACTGCCTTTTCTCATGTTACGCTAACCCCTATATTTCGATAGTAAGACTTGGCTGCAGGACTTAGACTAGGGACACTAGCCGTAGTTCCTGAGCTCCAGGTAATAGTAGAAGAACTTGGGGTTGAAACTCCATAATTAGTTTCACCCTGTGCTTGATTAACTGGGCCTACTCCGGCTGCTGCTGAAACATCAGAAGAATAAACTAAGTCTCTTAATGAAAATAAAGGGTCTAGTAGTTTAGAAGATGAACTACCTATAGACCTAATAGAATCCCCTATTCCCTGACCGATAGCACCTATTCCTATTCCAGTTTCTTGCAATGCTGCACCTGTTCCCAGTGCTGATTGCGGACGTATGATAGTATTGAGAAGAAAAGCACCGACAAGACCTAAAGCTAAATAACTTGTTATCTTGCCAATAACCATGTTATTATCTTAATATACTTGTGCTTTAATGTTTCTAAACTCGAGTTTAGAAAGATTTAAGAACTAATTGTGTACTACATAATTAGTGGCATTTAAACTAAAAACAGGTAAAACTATTAACAAGATTCTAGCAGGTGCTGGAATCGCAGCCTTAGGCACAGTAATTCTAGGTGCAGTATCACCAGGATTAGCACAGGGAACAATAGGTAAAGTCATACCAGCAGCAGCAGCTTTTGGTATTGGTGGAATCGAATCTGTCATAGGTGCAGCAGCTACAACAATCATTGGTGGTTCTA